GTCTGTATCCAGACATTCGTGATTCGACCCTGATGATGTATCCGTGGTCGTTCTCAATGAAGAAGATTGCGCTGTCTCGGCTGATCACTACGCCGACAAGTTTCTGGAAATACGAGTATCTTTTACCAGGCGACCGGCTTGGTAATCCGCACGCTGTGCGTGATTCTGCTGCAATTGGTAACTTTCTCAGCGTCGATTGGGAAATCCAGGGCGACAAACTGCTGACCAATCTGGAAGCAGTCTATATTGACTACCAATTCCAAACCCCTGAATTTGCGATGCCACAGTATTTCGTGCAATTGCTGAAATACATGGTGGCCTGGCACATTGCGGAGCCAATTACCGAGCAAGGCGACAAGGCATTGCGCTGGCGGCAGATTGCTGTGGGTGATCCGGCAGAGAATGGTCGCGGTGGCTATGCCCGGCAGGCGATGGTTATTGATGGCAAGAACCAGCCAGTGCGTGTGATTGAGGATTACACACTTGTCGCGGTGAGGAACTAATGCCGCGCTTCGTTGACTTCACGACAAACTTCAGCACGGGTGAACTTGACCCGCTGCTGCGTGCGCGTGTTGATCTGCAGCAGTACGGTAACGCGCTGGCCAAGGCGACCAACGTCCTGATCCAGCCACAAGGTGGCCTGCGCCGTCGCCCAGGTTTAAAGCATATTCTTGAGCTGCCCAATACCAGCACTGCCTCTGCAGGCAACGGCGTGCGCCTGGTGCCGTTCTCATTTTCTGTCGATGATTCCTACATGCTGTGCTTTACGCATAACCGCATGTATATCATCAAGAATGGTGTAGTACAGACCAACATCAATGGCAGCGGAAACAACTACCTGACCACCACCATCGGCAGCAGCATTGTTGACGATATGTGCTGGACGCAGTCGGCTGATACGCTGATTGTGGTGCATCCTGACCTGCAGCCAGTGCGCATAACGCGCACCAGCGACACAGCCTGGACGGCCACCACGATCACCTTTGACAGCATCCCCAAGTACGCATTCAACATTGAATTTGATACAAACATCGGCTCGACGCTGACACCGTCTGCGGTATCGGGAAACATCACGCTAACAGCCTCTGCGACCAACCATGACAGCGGCGCAGCACAAGGCGGCACCAGTACCACCATCACGCTGAAATCAACGGCTAGTGCCACTGATGACATCTACAACGGCATGTATGTCACGATTACTGGCGGCACTGGATCGGGGCAAATTAGGATTATCAAGGACTATGTCGGCAGCACCAAGGTTGCGACGGTAGACACGCCTTGGACTGTCACGCCAAACGGCACAAGCAATTATCTGGTTACCACTTGGTCAGTAGAATCTGTCAACCAGTACGTCAATGCCAGCCCACAGGGTCGGGCAAGGATTACTCGGTACATATCTGCAACGGTGGTCGAAGCTGTTACCGAATACCCATTCTTTAATACCACGGTGATTGATGCTGGTCGCTGGGAACTGGAACACAATTACGAGGATGTCTGGTCGAGCGCTAGAGGCTGGCCACGCAGCGTGACATTCCACGAGGGTCGGCTGTACTTTGGCGGCAGTAAGTCGCGGCCATCAACCGTGTGGGGCAGCAAGATCGGGCTATTCTTTGACTTTGTACCATTCGAGTCTTTGGACGATGATGCGGTCGAGGCGACGCTAGACACCAACGATTTGAACGTCATCACCGACATCATTAGCTCGCGTGACTTTCAGGTCTTTACTACTGGCGGTGAATTCTTTGTGCCGCAGCAGGGTACTGAGCCGATCACCCCGCTGTCGTTTACGTTTAAGAACGTCAGCCGAAATGGGATTAAGCCTGGCACTCGGGTGCAATCGGTCGAATCTGGCTCGGTCTACATTCAGCGCCAGGGCAAGTCACTCAATGAGTTTCTGTTTAGCGACACCCAGCTGACCTACATCACCCAGCGGATCTCGCTACTGTCTGGCCACCTGCTGAAAGGGCCGCAGAGGATTGCTTTGCGTCGCGCATCCAGCACCGAGGAAGCCGACCTGCTGCTGATGACCAACACCAATGATGGCAGCATGGCAGTCTTTTCGATCATGCGCAGCCAGCAGATCACCTCGCCATCTGAGTACACCACCGACGGTGAATTTATTGATGTGGGCGTGGATGTGACGCAGATCTACTGTGTGACCAAGCGCGTGTTCAATAGCACAACAAGGTACTTTATTGAGCGTTTCCAGGATGATCTGTATACAGATTGCGCATTTACTGGTGGCGCTGCAGCCAGCGCATCTGGCCTGCCGCATATTGGCAAGGCGCTAGATGTCATTACCGATGGCGTGCCACAGTCGGATGAGACTGTCAGCGGTGGCGGCTCGGTGACGTTTGACAGAGCATCGACCACCAGCTACGAGGTTGGTCTGCCAATCACAGTCTACGTTAAGACCATGCCCGTGGAGATTAAGCTGCAGACCGGCAGCCGAGTATCGTTCAAGAAGCGCATTGTGGAGATTGCTGCGGTACTAGAGGATACGCAGAACCTAGTAATCAATAACCAACCTGTGGCATTCAGGCTGCTGGACAATCCGCTACTGGATGACCCTGAGCCGATCTTCACCGGCATCAAGCGGGTCAATGGCGTGCTGGGCTATAGCCGTGAGCAGTCGATTGAGGTGTCGCAGAACTTGCCATTGAAGATGAACTTACTAGGCCTTGACTACAGAGTGGCCGTTTACTCGGGAACATAGACATGGCTCAACCAGGACAATACATCAGCGCGACTGATCCATCTATGGCAGCCACTACCACCGCAGCCGGAGGATCAACTATCGGCGGCTTTGGCAGTATGCCAAGTGGTGGGCAAGTCGTTGCAGCCGCAGGGTTTATCTCTGCTTATGGCGCAGCACAGGCACAGCAGGCCGCCGCTATCCAGCAGCAGACCGGTTACCTATTGCAGGCGAGAGACAACCTGACCGTTGCTGAAGTGCGGGCAGATATGTCTCAGCAATACGCTGAGATCCAATCTGGCCGGATGCTGAAGAAGGCAGAGATTGAATCACGCAACTATCAGATTGCTGGCAACCAATTGCTGAAGAATCTGCGCTCAGTAAATGCGACAGCTCGGGCTCGAGCTGCTGCTAGCGGTGTGGCATTCGGCGAGGGCAGTGTTGCAGCGGTTCAGCGAGAGAATGTGCGTGCCACTATGTTTGATGTTGGCATTATGGATCTCAATGCCTTGACGGCAAAAGTGCTTGGCTTTGAAGATGCGGCTGCAATGATGCAATCGACTGAGTATCAGAACTTCCTCAATACGTTTGCAGCACAGCGTCAGGCTGGTCAGTACAAGCAAGCAGGTGCAGCAGTGCGTCAGGCGGGTGGCCTGTTGGCTGGCGCTACATTGACCCGTGGTGCGGTTGAGTTTGGCCAGACTGTATACAGAGGGTAGACATGGTAACCAGAATCGAATCGCGTGGGGTTCAAATAGCAGCACCTGGTGGTGCGCCAATGGAGCGCGTGGTGCCGCAGCAGGTTGACTACATGGTGGCGGCCCGTGAGCAGGCGCGTGGTGCTGCGACGATGGGCGACATTCTTGATCGTATGTCGCAGGCAGTATTCGGTGTGGCAAGGGAAATGGCACAGGAAGAAGCGCTACAGTTTGCCGCACAAAATCCAATTACTGATGACCAACTGCAATTGGCAAAAGAGGGTTTGCCATCTGCAATCCCTGGTGTTGGCAAACTTGGCAGTGATGTAACCGTATACGGCAAGGCATTGCAAAAAGCTAGGATGTTGCAATTGTCCGGCCACTTTGAGATGGAAGGCCGCAACGAGCTAACCAAATTGCTGGTTGATGTACAGAATGGTAAAGCCGATTCGCAGGGTGTTGCTGCCAAAATCGCCAATGTTACTGATGGTTATGCCAAGTCGCTGGCTCAAATTGATGGCGAGGCTGCTATCAAGTTTCGTGCAACGATGGCAACTCATGGCAACACAGTATTAAATGCCGCATACGAAGCAGAGCAGAAACGCAGAAAAGCAACAGACCTTGCAAAGTTTGACCTAGACTTTGATAACAGTATGCAATTGCTTGAAGCTGCTGTATCCAGAGGATATTGGTTTGATGAAAATAATCAACAAAGATCGGTTGATGATCTTGCCGGAATGATTCAGACAGCAATCGTCAATCAGTCAATTTTGATTGGTGATGCTGGCATACAAAAAGAATACAGCGAAAAGTTTAGAGTTGCGCTACGCACGGCAAAAACAAATGCTGTGATTAAGCATTTGCAATCTGATGAATATATTGGTGACACAACAGCGACGCTAGAGAAATTGCGTTTAAGGCAGGTCGGGAAGATGAGCGGCATCTTGAATGATCTGTTTAATAACGATATGGATTCATATGCCAAGGTGGTTTCTGGCTATATGCTTGCAGCCAATCAAAGAGAAGAAGCTGCAAGGCGCAAGCGCGAAGATGAAAAGCGCACAGCAGAGGCGACAGCAATCAATTTGCTTGAGCAGATATATCCGATCAAAGATAAAAACAATCCAAAGCGCCAGGCATTGATTAAACAAGTGATGGACTTGCCGCCTGGGTCGCTTCCTATTGGAACGATAAAAGATCTTCTTGAGCCGGAGAAAGAAGGAGAAGGCAATCCACTGGCTGAATACAACGCGCTCGGCATGATCTTCGACAATAAGATCACAACCAAAGAGCAGCTAGACAAAATCCCAGGCCTGAATGCGCGGCAGCGTCTGACGTTATTGAAAGCATTGCGCACAGAAAATAAGGATGGATTGCGCACGCTGGATACTGGCCTGAGTAAATTAGCTGGCATTCCGGTGGAGCCTGGGGTTGTAATATCGCTAGACAAAAACAGCGAGGAATGGAAGCGTAAGCAACAGCTAAAACTTAGAGCTGCGCAGATTGAGGCCGAGGCTGCCAATGAAGGCAAGGTGCTGACAGAGCGCCAGATACTCGACAAAATGGAAAACGAACTGCTGGCAAAACGAAACACGGCAGAAGCAAAGCAAGCCAAGGAAGCGCTGGATTATTTTGTGCTGGATAAGTCTGGTCGAGCAAAGCCAGACCGCGATTGGATTACTGGCCCAATCAATCGACAGACATTGCCAGCACTACGCCAAAAGGCTGGCAATGATCCGAAAAAGCTGCGCCAGGTTCAAGAGATTGAGCGCCTGATAACGGTATCTGAGGGAATGTGACATGGCATACAGCCCAATTGAGCAGCGGTATATCGACATGGTGGTGGAAGGTTACTTCCCTACCATGCCGACAGAGCCAGCGCCTGCAGCAGAGGAAGCAAGCCTAGAAGGTGTGCAGCTAGCTGCTGGGCCAAGCAAGACGCGCACTGATGCGCCTGCTGGTGCTGGCCTACCTAAAGCGCCAACCACGCCTGATGAGGCTGCCGAGCTGATGCGCAGAATGCCATTGGCAACGCAATCAGAAATGATCATGCGCAGGATTGCGGAAGATCAGAAGGCTGGCGTTGTAGGCTCTGTCATTCCAAAAGATATGACAATGCGTCAAAATATGGTTAGCGGTATGCAGCAGATGCTTATTGATAATACAGGCATGGACAATGCACGCGCACGCAAACTATCTGAAACGATGTTTGGTGGCGAAA